GATGCAGGCATATTTTTCGCAAGCTGCTGCTGCTGCTGGTATTCTCTTCCATCGTCAAATAATTTGGGTGAAGCCGCAGTTCGTCTTCGGGCGCGGTCAATACCACTGGCGCCACGAGCTTTGCCTCATGGGCTGGATGAAAGGTTCCGAGCCGCCGTTCTACGGCGAGCGGAATCAGTCGACCGTCTGGGAGATTGGTCGCGAAAACGACAAAATCCACCCGACGCAGAAGCCCGTCGAGATCTCCGCGAAACCCATCCGCAACCACATGAAACCTGGGCAGATCGTATACGAACCATTCTCGGGCAGCGGATCCAATTTCATCGCCGCGGAAAAGGAAGGCGTGCGCTGCTTCGGCATGGAGCTAGAGCCCACCTACTGCGACCGTATCATCGCGCGATGGGAAGCGTTCACCGGGAAGTCTGCGGAGCTCGTGAATGGCTAGACCATCGAAGGACGTCGACATCACCAAACTGAAAGCGCTGATGCGGCTCAAGCCCACGCTGGAAGACACGGCGGCGTTCTTCGAAGTCTCGGACCGCACCATCGAGCGCGTGATCCGCAAGCACTTCAAGGTCAGTTTTGTCGAGTTTCGCGACCAAAACATGGTGCACACGCGGCTGAACATCGTGCGAAAGGCCATCCAGAAGGCGGAGGGCGGCGACAACACGATGCTGATCTTCTGCCTGAAGAACCTCTGCCAGTGGCGCGACAAGCAGCCCGACGAGGATCAGCCAGGCCAGGTGAACGTGAGCACGACCACGGTCGTGGCATCCGACGATCAGCTGAAAACTTTGGTCGACTACGCAAAGGGGAAAAAATAGCGCGCATCACCCAGGCGGACGCCCGCGATCAGCTTTGGTCCATGGGAATCATCGCGCCCTGGTACCTGAAGGAGTTTCAGCTCGACATTTACTCGATGCTGATGCTCCAGCGGTTCCCGGTCGTTGAGAAGTCCCGCCGAATCGGTGGAACCACCACGGGGCTCGTGTACGTGCAGGAAAAGCTGCGCCGAAAGCCGCAGTGGATCTGCCGATGGGCCGAGCCGTGGAAGTACCAGGCGCGCGAGATCGTGATGCCGGAAATGGATCGCCTCCAGGAGTCGTGCCCGACAAAGCACAAATTCAAGTACTACAAGACGGACTCGTTCTACGAGCTGCCGTCGAACGGATCGCGCATTTATCTACGCGGTGTGAACGAGGACAAGGGCGAGAGCGCGCGCGGTCCCTTCTCGCACATCATCATGGCCGACGAATTCGGCTCGTGGCGCGAGGCCAGCTACATTAAAAACGACATATTCCTGGCGCAGCTTCTCTCAACAAACGGGCAGATGATTATCAACACGAGCCCGCCGAAGGATCTAAACCACCCGTACTACACGGAGGAGCGAGAAACGGCCGTCGTCGATGGGCGCTTCATTCAGAAGATCATCACCGACTCAATCGGCCAGCTCTACACGCTCGAGCAGGTCGAAGAGATGTGCCGCGCGGTCGGTGGTCCTGAGTCCGTGTCATGGCGCCGGGAATTCCTCTGCGAGGCGATCGCGGATCCCGAGCTCCTGATCGTGCCCGAGTTTCTGGACACGCTCGAGGGGAACGTCGTGCCCGACGACTATCCGCGGCCGGAGTTTTTCACCCCGTACGTGGGCGGAGATTCAGGCGCAGACGACAACACGGCTCTCCTGTTTGGCTGGTACGACTTCGTCAAGGCCGAACTCGTCGTCGAGCGCGAGATGGTCACCAAGGGGAAAACCACGAAGGATATCATCGATGCCGCGAAGAAAATCGAAGCCGAGCTCTGGCCTGAGCACCCACCGCGAAAGCGCGTGTACGACGCTCCAAAGCAACTCATCTACGACATCTTCAAGGACCACAAGTGGCCCGTGCACGTGCCCCAGAAGGACGACCGCATCGCTGCGATCCATGAATTCCGCGTGGAGGTTGGCGCCCGGCGCTTCAAAATCAAGGAATCCTGCGCGCTCACACGCCGGCAGCTCAAGGTCGGCATGTGGAAGGACGACAGGCACCTGGACTTCGAGCGTTCCGAGGGGCTCGGTCACCTTGACGCTGTTGCGGCGGCCATCTACCTTAATCGTTGTATAGACAGGTCCTACAACCCCATCCCGCACGATCACGGGGCTAGTAGGTACACACATCACATTGACCCTGCTCTCGCCATCTCAAGGGGTACCACCGAAGACCGACTCGCTCGGCTAGTAGGCGGAAGAACCATGAGGAGGCGCTGAGTGCGGGTCAATTTCGCTACTCTTCCACCCGACGATCTCGCGGGGAAACTCGAACAGAAAATCCAATCCTTCAACAGCTACGCGACAAAGCGCGGGCTGCTTCGAAAATGGGACCGCGGGCGCGAGCTCTACTTCGGTCAGCACTACGGTGAGGGCGGCGAAGGTGCCTCCTCGATCGTGCAGACCGGAGAGAATGGCGAGCTAACCACGGTCGCCGTCAACATGTTCCGGAACAACATCAAGCACATGCTGGCGCTCACGACGGCGCAGAAGCCATCGTATGAACCGCGCGCGAAGAACAGCGACCTGCGTTCGCTCCAGCAGACACGGCTTGCCGACAACATCATCGACGCTTTCCTGAACGAAGAACGCCTGGGATTCCACATGGCCTCTGCCGCCGAGCGATCGCTCGCGATGCAGAAGGGCTTCGTGTACATGAAATGGGACACGGCGCTCGGGAAGGAGTACGGCGTCCAGCCTGTCATTGACCGCTTCGGTCAGCCTTATGTGAAGGACGGCAAGCAGGTCGAGAAGATCGTGCACGAGGGAGATCCGACCGGGATCGCGCTCTCGCCGTACGACGTGATCTACGATCCGCGCGTGAAGGACTGGACGAAGTTGAAGTGGATCATCGTCCGTACCTGGGAAAACCGCTGGGATCTGGCCGCGCGCCATCCCGACATGGCCGACGAGATCCTGGCGAGCCCGGACGTCGACGAGTGGCAGATCTCGAAGAAAAAGAACGATGACTGGGCCTCGGAGGGCGACAACGACTCTGACCTCGTTCCTCTCTACGAATTCTACCACCTGAAAACCAGCGCCGTTCCGAATGGGCGCTACTTCAAGTTTCTCTGCAACCGAAAGTGGATGTACGACGGAGGCATCCAGTACCGCCGGCTGCCGGTCTTCCGCATCACGCCCGGCGAGCAATTTGATTCCGCCGAGGGTTACTCCGACTCGAACGACATCATGGCGCTGCAGGAGCAGGTCAACATTCTCGAGTCGATCCCGTTCACGAACCAGCAGGCGCTGGGAATTCAGTTCATCCACCTGCCGCACGGGTGCGAGCTCTCGGACACCATGTTCAAGGGCCTGGCGATCCTGAAGGGCGGGCCTCCGGGCACCGAGCCGAAGGGCCTCAACCTCGTTTCGAACGCCGCCGACGTGTACGAGAATGCCGACCGCGCGGCGAACAAAATGCGCACGCTGATGGGTTTGAACAGCACCATCACGGGCGAGATCGATCCGAACCTCAAGTCAGGTGTCGCGATCGGCCGCTACCAGGCGATGGCGATCCAGTACGCCTCCGGCTTCCAGAAGTCGTGGGCCGAGCTGCAGTCGAATGTCGGCACGTTCCTCTTTGAATTGATCCAGGACTTCGCGAAGACGAAGCGCATCGCTACGATGGCAGGCGTTCGCAACCGCGGGGCCGTTGTCGCCTTCAGTGGCGAGGACGTGAACCTCATCACCCGCGTCGACGTCGATCTCGGCAACCCGCTCGCGCGCACCGGTGCGGGCCGCCTTGAGCTCGCGCAGATGTTCTACGACAAGGGCGACATCACCGCTTCGGAATTCATGCAGGTTGCCGACACCGGCACGCTGGATCCGATCCTGGAGTCGCGCGAGTCGATCCTCGAATGCATCCGCAAGGAAAACGAAAGCCTGCTCGAGGGGAAACCCGTGCAAGCCATGGTCGGCGAGAAGCACCTGCTGCATTCGCAGGAGCATTTCACCGTCATCAACGATCCGATGATCCGCGAGCTCGCCGCCAAGGGCGACCCTGGCGCGATGGCAATCGTGCAAGCGGTCACCGACCACATCAACGAGCACCAGCAGCTTTGGATGACCCAAGGCCCGTTCTGGGGAGCGATCGGCGGAGAGCCGCCTCCTCCTCCACCTCCGATGCCGCCCATGCCGGGCGGACCTGGTGGACCGCCGCCGCCTCCGGGCGCGGGAGGACCGCCTCCTCCGGGACCTGGCGGTCCGGGACTTCCTCCACCGCCGGACTTGCCTCCGGCACCGCCTCCGCCTGACGCCGCGGGGATGTGATGGGCCACGGGAAGATCTACTGCAAGGACTGCGGAAAGAAGATCTACCACGGCGGCCGCAAGAGCAGAAATCAGAAGGTAACCTACTCGACCTGCGCTGACTGTCGGCGCCGGCGAGAAAAAGAAAAACGGATTCGAAAATGAGGAGGATCCATGAGCGAAGCAGCAGCGGCGGGAGCCGCATCGAACGCGGCCGCAACGGCAGCCGGAAACCCGGGAAATTCAACCGCGCCTGGGGCGAAGCCAGCTCCCGGATCCGGAAACAATCCCGGCACGAACGCGCGCGCCGGCGCACAGAGTGGCGCTCAAAACCAGAGCCGCGAGAGCCAGACGCCGAATGACCAGGGCGGTGGTGCCGCGGACGACGGGCTCGAGGAAGTCTCGCTCGGCTCCGTGAAGGGACGCATCCCGAAGGATCTCGCTAAGGCCATCAAGGAATTCGAACGCGGGACGCAAGAGAAATTCCGCGACGTCGCCAGCCTCCGAAAGGGCGCGCAGCGCGCGCAGTACCTAGAGCAGCTGGCGAAGCAGGATCCCGAACGCTTCTTCAAAGAAGTGGGCGGAGATTTCTACTCGATCGCCGAAGAGCGCCTGGCGAAGAAGTACGAACGCGACCTCCTCGCGAAGGAGCGTCCCGAACTCGTGCAGCTCGAGGACACGAAAGCGGAGCTCCAGCGCGTGCGCCAGGCCGAGCTCGCCGCAAAGTCCGACGTCATGGAGCAGATCAAGGACCTCATGGGTGCCGACGCACCCGAAGGAATGGAAAACCAACCGCGCCCGGTGCTCGAGAAATTCCTCGCGCATCAGAAGCAGCAGTACGAAACGCTGCAGTCCAACACGAGCCGCGAGATGATCGAAGCTTGGCAGGAAACTGGACTCCCTAAACATCCGTACTTCGGCGCACTTATGTCCTTCCAGATGCTCTCGCACTCGCGGAAAACAAATTCCGCTTTACCGGCGCGAGAAGCTGCTGCTAAAGTGAAGTCAGATTTTGAGAAGATGCACCGAGAAGTGCTGGCCGAAAAGGCGAAGGACCCAAAGGGTATCCTTGAATTCCTCGGGGAAGACATCCTCAAAGTCGTTCGCCAAGCCGACATCGCTCGAGTAACCGCTGAAGCGGCCTCGCAAGTCGGAAACAAAGGCCCTGCACAAGCAGCAAGCCAAGCTCCAAAAAAACCAATGAACGAGCACGAGTTTCGGGAATTCATGTCCCGCTCTTGATCGGTAGTTTGATCGCTTTTCACCGCTCGCACCGGTTCCGCACGAACCTACGCGGGTAAAAACCAATTTTTTTCCAGCGGCATCGCCATCTCCTGCACGCGAATGAGGAGATTTTTCAATGGCTGATGTAGCTAATAACCTGAACGCACTCCACAAGACCGTCTTCAACGACGGCGTTCCCGACCTGGTTCCCAAAGTGGCGAAGCTCCAGAGCGAGTTTCCCTTCTCGAGCGAGAAGAAGCTCGGGGATTTCTACGAAATGCCCGTGCGCCTGGCGCTCCCTTCCGGTTTCACGCATGAAATCGCGAACGGCACCGCCGGCGTTTACTCGCTGAACGATGCCAAGGGCGGAACGACTTCCAAAGCGAAGATCTACGCCTACCAGACCAACCTGCGCGACCAGATGTCGCTCGAAGATGCCGCGAAATGCACCGGCGATGCTGCTTCCTATAAAAAGGGCGCGGCGTTCTTCTTCGAAGGCATGAACAAAGGTGCTCGCAAGCGCATCGAAACCAACCTGCTCTACGGACAGGTCGGCGTGGGCATCGTTCAGACCTACACCTCCGGCGATCCCTCCGTGGTGATCTCGCTGAAAGAGTGGGCGCCGCAGATCTGGTCCGGCATGAAGGGTGCCGAGATCGACGTCATGAACGGCACGACCTCGACGGTTCGCGCCTCGGTGACGATCGCGGGAATCGACATCGAAAGCCGCAAGCTGACCTTGTCGGCAACGGTCTCGGGTGCTGCTGCCAACGACGTGATCTACTTCAAAGGTGGTTACGGCAAGGAGCTCGTCGGCATCCACAAGACGCTGTCGAACACCGGCTCGCTCCACGAGATCGACGCCGCCGTTTACGACAACTGGAAGTCGGTACAGCACGCGCTGTCCTCCCAGGCTCTGTCCTTCAAGGGCGTGAAGAAGGCGATCGCGAAGTGCGTCGGCAAAGGCCTGATGGACGACGTGGTCCTCTTCTGTAACCCGCTCGGTTGGGACGACATCCAAGAGGACATCATGTCTCTTCGCACCGTCGAGAAGTCGGAAGTCCGCCGCATCGAGATCGGTAACGAAGAAATCGTGTACGTTTCCCAGAACGGTGCAACTCGCATCGTCTCTCACCCGATGGTGAAAGAGGGCTACGCATACGGTCTCTGCAAGCCGTACTGGAAGCGCATCGGTGTCTGCGACTTCGACCTCGGTACTCCGGGCCTGCCCGGCGGCCAGAAGGACGACAAAGTGTGGTTCGACATCCCTGGCAAGTCGGGTATCGAAGCCCGCGGTTACACCGCGCAGGCGATCTACTCCGAAATGCCCGGTGTTTCGTTCATGATCTCCGGGATCGTGAACACCACCACGTAACAGCGCGATTTTGAATTGATCGAATAAACCATCAGAGGGCCCGGGGAGAAATCCCGGGCCTCCTGACTCACCAAAGAGGAGTCTCATTCCATGGCATTCACGAAAATTCTCGTTGAACATCCCGAATCCCAAGCCGACATCGATCGCATCCTGCTCGCGGAGGCCGGTAACCGGTTCCTGGCAGGCCAGAAGCTGATGCGCTACGTGCGCTCGCTGATGGGTGGTGCGCGAAAAGCAAAGGTCATCATCCAAACCAACGCCGTGAAGGCGTCGGGCACGGTAACGCTCTCCTCGTTCGTCGAGGACGACACGGTCACCGTCAACGGTGTTGTGTTCACCGGGAAGGATGAGCCGGCGCTCGGTACAGAATTCGAAACTGGCGTCAGCGACACGTCCTCGGCAGCAGCGCTTGCCGCGGCGATCAACGCGCACGCCACGCTCGACGGCATGGTGGTCGCTTCTTCCGCGCTCGGCGTGGTTACGATCACCGCCCTCCAGCCCGGCGAGATGGGCAACGCATTCACGCTGGCGATCTCGGCGCACGGCTCGGTTTCGGCGGCCCGCATGGCCGGCGGCACCAACGGCGGATCCGAGAAAACCCACTACTACGGCTCTGCGAGCTAAGGGGGTAGCACATGGCAGGATCAGTAACAGTCGAGCGGTTTGCCCGCTCGATGGCCCAGACGGGCAAAAAAATCGACGTCGTCAAGGTTTCCTGGACGGCGGATGCGGCCGACGGTTCGGTGCCGAACACCCCGATTCCCCAACTCTGGGGCTGGTTGGTCAAGGCGATCACGAATCCCGGATCCACCGCGCCGACGGACAACTACGACATCAAGCTGCTCGAGCCCGACGACGCGACGGCCGACGGCGCTATGGGAGCTCTTGCCGATCGCGATACGGCGAACACCGAATCGGTCAGCCCCTGCGCGAGCGGCGCTGCTGTTCCGGCGTTCCTCGCTGGCGACTACACGTTCAATCTCACGGGAAACTCGGTGAATTCGGCCACGGGAGTCCTTTGGCTGTACATCACTGAATCTCTGTAAAAGAGAGAGGTGTCGACATGAAAAAGTTTTTCTGCGCGCTCATGGCGCTCAGCCTTCAAATGTGCTCGGTGCCGTGCTTTCCGGCCGTCACCGTCACCGTCAACGGATCCAACCACACGATTCCCCAGACCAACGAAAAGGGCTGGGGAAATAACGTCACGGCGTGGATCCAAGCGATTTCCCAGTATTCGCTCCAGCCTTCGGGCGGATCCTTCACGCTCACCGCGGAGACGGATTTCGGCGCGAACTACGGGCTGAAGTCGCTCTACTTCAAGTCCCGTGCGACGAATCCCGCGGGCACGGGAATCCTGCGCCTCGGTAACACCGAGGAGATCGGCTGGCGGAACGCCGCCAACTCGGCGAACCTCGGGCTAACGGTCAACGCTTCGAACCAGCTCACGTTCAACGGCGTGGTGCTGGCGAGCACGACGGGACCGACCTTTCAGGACTCGCTCTTTTCAATTTTCGATAACTCTGACACCACGAAAAAAATTGCTTTCCAAGCGAGCTCTATCACAACCGGCACCACGCGCACGGTCACCATGGCCGACGCGGATGTCGACTTGGCGGATGTCTCGAATGCGACGAACGCGAACACTGCTTCGCGAATCGTAAAACGCGACGGATCTGGAAACTTCTCGGCCGGCACGGTCACGGCGAATCTCACGGGCAACGTCACAGGGAACGTGACCGGAAACGTTACTGGTAACGCCGACACGGCGACGGCGCTCGCTGCGAACCCTACAGACTGCGCATCCGATACCTACGCCACTACGATCGGGGCGAACGGTAACCTGACCTGCGCGACAGTCACGAGCGCAGGCCTTGCCGGCAACATCGCCAGGTCCAAGCTCGCATCAGGAACGGCGGACCACGTCCTGATTA